TTAGCTAGAAAGCTGATACAGAACAAAGTAAAGTTTGAGTACGAGAAGAAGAAGATAATGTACATACCTAAAGTACGTACCTACACTCCTGACTTCTACATCCCTGCTACAGATATATACATCGAAGCTAAAGGTGAGTTTGATAAAGCAGACAGAGTTAAGATGGCTCTTATAAAAGAGCAACATAAAGACTTAGACATACGTATGGTGTTTATGAATGCAAGAAACAAAATCTACAAGGGGAGTAAGACCACCTATGCTGATTGGTGTCTCAAACACAATTATAGGTGGGCAGAGAAAGTAATACCTATGGAGTGGCTACGAAATGAAAAAAGATGACATGAACACACTTATGTCTTTGGAAAAAGATAAGTACTACATAATTTTATCTGAATTACCTGAAGATCGTTTTCACATGGTAGCCTACGACACAACAGGTAAAAAATACGAAACATTTGAAGATCATTCTGTTGCATCTATTATGCACGAGGGCGTACTGGCTTTGCTACGTAGGCGAGGTGATGAGGTGTTTCGTTGTGGGGAAGCTGAGATAGAGTTTGGCTTTGCGGCCAAAGAACTTAAACTCCAATATCAACAAGATACGGGAGAAATGCTTGACATTCCTGAGAATGTAATTAAAGTAGATTTTGGCAAGGATCAATAATGAGGTATTACGATTACATGTTAAAAAGATTAGAAGAAGAAAAACAAAAAGAAAAAGAAAATCCTAAAGTAGTGGATATGGTAAACAGTCCTGAACACTACAACAAAGCAGGCATAGAGACTATAGATATAATCCAATCTGTCACTGGAGATGGATTTGAAGCATATCTTCAAGGCAATATATTAAAGTACATGTGTAGATATAAGTACAAGAATGGTCTTGAGGATTTAGAGAAAGCACAGTGGTACTTGAACCGTTTAATTGAAACAAAAATAGGAGATGAATACGATGGCGTCTAACATGTTACCAACCTCATACCAAGAGTTTATACACAAATCTAGATATGCTAGATGGATGGAAGAAGAGGGTAGAAGAGAAAACTGGGGAGAGACAGTAAGCAGATACATAAACTTTATGTCTGATACTTTGTTAGAGAAACACAACTATAAGATAAGTAAAGTTGATAGAGAGATAATAGAAGAATACATAACTGGCTTGAAAGTCATGCCTTCCATGAGAGCTATGATGACTGCAGGTGATGCACTCAAAAGAGACAACACATGTGGGTACAACTGTAGCTACCTACCAGTAGATAGTCCACGTTCATTTGATGAAGCTATGTACATTCTTATGTGTGGCACAGGTGTAGGATTCTCTGTCGAAAGAGAGAATGTAGATAAGCTACCTGTAATCAGTGAGAATATGCAAGAGTCTGATGTTGTTATTGTTGTGGAAGATAGTAAAGCAGGGTGGGCAAAATCATATCGTGAGCTTGTGGCTTTACTTTATTCAGGAATGATACCTAAGTGGGATGTATCAAAGGTACGACCTGCAGGTGCAAGATTGAAAGTTATGGGTGGTAGGGCGTCAGGTCCTGATCCCCTTGTTAACTTATTTAAGTTCACTATTGACAAATTTAAAGGGGCAAGGGGTAGAAAACTTTATCCTATCGAATGCCACGATATTATGTGTAAGGTAGGTGAGGTTGTTGTTGTAGGTGGTGTTAGACGATCCGCACTCATTAGTCTATCTAATCTGAACGATGATCAAATGGCTCACGCTAAATCAGGTGAGTGGTGGAACAATCATGGTCAAAGAGCGTTAGCAAATAACTCTGTAGCTTATAAAGAAAAGCCTGCTATGGAAACCTACATGAGAGAATGGTTATCTCTGTACGAATCTAAATCAGGCGAGCGTGGCATGTTTAATCGTAAGGCCGCAGACAACCAAGTATCTAAAAGTGGTAGAAGACAGACAGGTTACATGTGGGGTACAAACCCATGTAGTGAGATCATACTTCGACCTTATCAGTTCTGTAACTTATCTGAAGTAGTCGTACGAGAAAACGACGATTTGATATCACTCAGATCAAAGGTACGTGTTGCTACAATATTGGGTACATTTCAATCTACTCTTACAGATCTGAAGTACCTACGTAAGATATGGAAAACAAATACTGAAGAAGAACGCTTGCTTGGTGTGTCACTAACTGGTATCATGGATCATTATGTGTTGTCCAAGACAACTGATTCAAAGGTTTGGTTACAAGATATGAAAGAAGTGGCAATAAAGACAAACAGAGAATATGCAGATGCTATAGGTATACCTAGAAGCACGTCTATTACTTGTGTCAAGCCAAGTGGCACTGTGTCTCAATTGACTGACTCTGCTTCAGGTATTCATGCTAGACACAATCCATACTACATTAGAACAGTACGTGGGGATAACAAAGATCCCCTAACACAATTTATGAAAGAAGAGGGTATCCCTGCAGAGCCTGATGTTATGAAGCCTGACAGTGTTACTGTGTTTTCTTTTCCTATGAAATCTCCTAGTGGTGCTATCACTAGAACAGAGATGAGTGCAATAGAACAACTAGAATTATGGAAAGTCTATGCACTTAATTGGTGCGAACACAAACCATCTGTGACTATTTCTGTAAAGGAAGAGGAGTGGATGGAAGTTGGTGCGTGGCTGTACGATAACTTTGATATAGCGTCAGGTGTATCGTTCTTACCATTTGCCGATCATACGTACCAACAAGCTCCTTATCAGGACATAGATGCGGATGAATATCTCGAATGGAATGGGCGTGTGCCTAAGTCACTCGACTGGACTAAGTTCTCTATGTATGAAAAGGAAGACAATACGAGCGGTACTCGTGAATTGGCTTGCACTGCAGATGCCTGCGAAATCGTAGATTTAGGTGCAAACTAATGATCGAAGTATCAATCAGCGAAGATTACATGCGTCATGCGAGGGAAAAAGCTTCTACTGTAGGCATTTTGCAGGGAAGTATTACAGGTGGCACTAGTAACGTTGTAGGTGCGATAGGCGAGGTAATCGTAGCTGATATCATTGGGGCAACTGAAGCAAATACATATAACTATGATTTAGTGAAAGATGGGAATCGTATCGACGTTAAGACTAAACGTTGTAACACTAAGCCACAGTCGAATTATGATTGCTCGGTTGCATCTCATGGTACGAAACAAGACTGTGATAGCTATGTATTCGTAAGGATACTGACTGATCTCAGTAAGGCTTGGATACTAGGTAGCATCAGTAAACAAGAATACTATGCTAAAGCTACTCGATATAAGAAAGGTCAAGTAGATCCGAGCAACGGCTTTACGTTTAAAGCTGATTGTTATAACCTACCTATAAGTGAATTAGAGCCGATCGATGAAATCAAAGGTAAAAGCGAAACTATTCTCACTAGAAGCGTTTCTTAATAAGGACGGAAATGTTGAGATATTCTACGATGCAGTAGATCCAAATGAATTTGAGAAGACCATGAATTTAGGTCTTCCCATGTACGAGGGTACAACTAAGGTAACTCAATTAATAAAGTACATGAAGTCTATGGCACAAGAGGTCATGGACAAATCAGGTAGGTATGTTTGATGGAGTGGTGGCAAGTTTGGCTACTGGTAGCTATCACTATCAACACCACTATCAATACAGTTGTTTTCTTCAGAGGTCGTAAGATACTTAGGAAAAGAGATAAGCCTAATTCTTCTTCCTCATCATCTTGAAGTCTTCTTTATCTATCTTGTTGTTCTTATTCATGTCTAGCTTGGCTTGACCACCATACATCATGCCCATATTTGAACTCATCATCATGTTTGATGGGTTAGCATTAGGCTTTATTTTCTTCTCATCCATCATGCCACCCATTTGCATGTTTTTGCCTTTCTTAGCCATGCCACCATACATCATAGGCTTTCTCATGGTAGTACCACCACCGTACATCATGCCCTTACGTGGTCCGTTGTAGTAAGTCTTCATTAGTCTCTCTCCTTAGTTAAATTATCTAACTACTCTGCCGAATAGTTTTTCTGCACCTGTTAAAGTCTCAGGATCTGTGTCAGGTGAGCCACCTAAAAATTCAGGCTTCTTTCGTACGTCAAACTTTTCACCTACAGAAGCTCCCGGAGTTATTGCTTTTAATAAATTAGGTGTCAAGTACTCTCCTTCTCCTGCTACTTTCATAGCTTGTTTGTCTATGCCACCTATTAAGAAGCCTTTTTCTTCTGCTTGTTTGACGTAGTTGTGGTAGTTATTAATTACACCTTCTCCTGATGAAGAGAAGAATCCCTCTCCTGCATCTGGATTTAATTTAGATCCTTCTGCACTCTCGTACCTAGCAACTTGTTTTGCAAGAGCGTTGGTTATAAGTTGTAAAAAGTTTGTTTCTAACTTTCTATCTAAAGGCTTTCCAGTTTTTATAATCTTTAAAGCGTACTCAGCAATTTCTGGTTCATCTATCATGGCTGAAAACATATTAAAATTCTTCATCCTATAAGTTTGTAGGATTGCTTCTGTTGCTACATATTTAAATGAAACAACTTCTCTAGCCATAGAATACACTCTACTTATGTAAGACTCTACAGATAATCCACGTGGTATTCCTACAAAGTTTACGCCTGAACTTGCTCCCGGAACTCTCGTGTTCATCAAGCCTGCTATTGCTTGTAAGTTTTCGTAGAGTTTATCATCTCCTGTTGCTCTATTAAAAAGAGTTTTTATGGCCGCAGCTTCTTGGCTATTTCCTTCTCCACCTAGTTTTTTCCACATAGCAGCAGGATCAATTGCTGTAGGTATAGGTTTATCCATATTCCCCACAGTGCCTTGCACGGGTCGTACTGATCCTGTCTGTATAAATTCTAAAGCTTGTTTAGCTATTAATTTATCGTAGCGTCTTATATTGTCGTCAAAGGCTTTTCCTTCTATACCCCTTTGTTTTAGACTACGTATATAACCTCTTCTCACAGAATCTAATTTATCAAGTCCATCTGCACCTTTTTGAAGAGCCAAAGCTATATTAGGTGGATTTATATCCCCACTATATTTTACCATCAAGTCAGTTTCAGCTTTTAAATCTTTTGCCACTATGCTATCAGGTTTACGTATTTCTTCCACAATATTTCTAGTATTATCTAGGGCAGTCTTAACATGTAACTTAGCGTTTTTACTAACTCTTACAAGCTCATCTATTCCTCCTACATCATAAATAGAATCAATATCGGCTTGATTAAACAAAGGTACGACTGTACCGTCTTGTCTTACCATAGTAGCATTCTGCATTTGTGACATTACAGCAGCAAAAGTATCTTTATCTCCCTCGCCTATAAGTTCACGACCTTCAGTAATCTCTTTACTAGTTAAGAATTTACCCCTGAATATAGGATCATCACGTAACTTCTGCACTAACTTACCACCAGAACTGGCATTAAGTGCCATCAGTTTAAGACTGTTTTTCATCAAGCTCTTAAATGATCTAGTTCCTCTTTGACCTTCTACAAATTGGTAAGTTATGGGCATATTTTTGCCACCTGATACTCTGACTCCATTAAAAACAGATGCCATATCTGACATAAAATCTGTACTTAAAGAAGACATTTTATTATTTTTAATATAGGAGTTTATTTCATTTGTTACCCAGTTAGCAGGGTTTTGTTTTGTTTTATAAACTATACCACTTTCGCTTTTACTAGAAATTGTATTTAACCAATTACCCCCGATAGTGCCAGTATCATATCTTTCAGCATAATCCAAGTAATTGTTTTTGACCTGCCTGTAATCGTTCATAACTTTATCACTTACAGGAATTCCCCCTGTTTGGTCAAAGAACCCTACTCTAAAACCTGTAGCTTGATCTTCCGCTGCATTAAATAATGACTCTCGTATATCTTTTACAGGTAGCACCTTTCTCTTACCTCTATCTCTATATACAACACTTGAAAGTCCTGACGCTACTAATTCAAAATCCACAAAGTTAAGAGGTAGCTTCATTACATCTTGACCTTTGTCAATGCCTTGCTGTCTTAGAGCAGACCATATTTCTAAAGATGAAGCATTGGGGTATTCTTCTTTGATTGCATTGACTGCGTCTGTTAATTCAGGTCTAGAGTTGAAAAACTTATCAGCAGCATCATTCAAGGTAGAGCCTATATTTGATTCTAAAATGGCTGACATTTTAATGCCTGCAATCTTTTTAGCCCCTTCTGATGCAACGTCATCTTTTACCATAGTATCAAAGACACTAGACACATCCATGAAAGCATCTTTGTTTTGCTCTCTTAATATATTAAACCCATTAGATGCTCTTCGGTATTTTCCTTCTTTAATATAATTAAAAGCTAAACTTGTTATTTTTGTGATATCAGAACTGACTGCTTTTTTTGAGTTCTCGGCTTTTTGTGTAAACTCCATTATAGCCTGATCAAATACTTCAAGCTCTTGGTTCAACTCTCTTGTTATTTGTTCGGAAGTTTTACCTAAAGCTATGTCCATTTTTTTCTTTGTTAAATTAAGAGTGTGTAATAGCTCTCCTGTATCTTCTAACTTACCTCCACCTATCTCAGCACCTGTTGTTCTTAATAACAATACGGCTTTAGAGTCATCTATGTTTGTATAAAAATCATCTATTTCTTTTTGTAAAGCTACCTGACTATCTTTTGCATACCGCTGTAGACCTCGTATAAATTTTTGATCAGCTTCTGTAATACTAGGGGAAGTCGCTGCGACATTAAGTTTGTTAACGGCATCAGCCAATTGTTGATTTAATTCTTTTTGGTTAATAAGTTTATTTTGCAGGTCTGTAAATTTTTGTGAGAAATTCATAGCATCGCCTGCTTTTATAGAATTAGTCACAGTACCTGAAGTTTGTTTAAGTATATTTAATACGCCAATAGTTTCTATAGTATTTGTTACAAGATCGGGGCTAGTTATTATTGGGTTTCCTCTAGCATCTCTCAGAGACAATAATCTGTTTTGCATAGCTATGGTTGCATTTGCCCCCTCTTCAAAAATTACACCTAATTCGGGAGATTTTCCATACATAGTAGCTACAAATTCTTCAGCTACTTTTTTCTTACCTGTTGCTATGTCTGTTGTAAAAATTCCTTTAAGAACACTTCTCATACTACCTGTAGAACCAAATAATAACTTTTCACCATATAGACCTAGAGCAACACCTCCAAATTCAAACATAGTTTCGCTTTGATCTTCAAAGTATTCTTGATGTGTATATTTTGATAAGCCTACTCCAACTGCAGGAAACCCCTCTGTCTTTACGGCATTTAAGAATTTTTCAGGAATTCTAGCTGTTAAAAACATATTAGATTTTCTTGATTGCAGTTCTTTTAAAATATCTGATTCTTTTTTCCAACCCTCATTCCATCTAGGATCTTTAACTCTTCTCTCAGAAAATTCTTTTACTCTCTCTCCTTGTTGCTTAATCATACTGTCTATCTCAGTAGTATCTACTTTTCTAGTATAATTTTTTAATACAGACATGGAGTTTATAGCGTCGATAGTGGATGATTTTTTCCAACTATTAAAAAACGGAGTATTAAAAAACTCACTACCACTTTCAGCATAGTTAGTTAATATAGACTCGTAATTCTCACCTTTTTTTATACCATTTTCAACAGCTTCTTCAAAAGTTTTACCGCCATATTGTTTTTTTACATAGTTTCTAAAGGAAGAACTTCGTAGCATTACTTTACCAAATCTAGCGAGACTTAATATACCTGCTACAGGTAGCCCTGATACAAATTCTCTTTTAATTGGTGCTGTCCAATCAGGACTCCAATCAAGTATTCTTTCTGCTGTTTCTACATCTATACCTGTTCTTTGAGCAAATATTTCAGCACCGTAGTCTATGTGGGTTTCAGGTAATCTCATAGTCTTAAGCCAATCAGGAGTTTCCTCGTCATCAGCACCTTTAAGTAAATCACCCATAGTATTTACGCCCTGCTCAATCATAAATAAACTAGCATTACCTAACAGCCTGACTATATCTTTAGTGTAATTAACTGTTCTAAATGACTCCAAAGACTTGTCTGGCTCTAAGAATCCTTCAGTAGCTTGTGCTTTTATCAGCATTGCCTTTTGGTATTCACTTAAGTTTGTCTTCTTGTCAAGAAAGTTTTTGAATAGCAAAGCAGGGTTTTCATAGTCTAGTACAACCTTACCTTCTTCACCTACATTACCAAACAAAGGTCGTTCTTTAAGCTCAACTTTGTTTCCTTCTGTGTCAATATAGAACGGTTTTCCTTTAGGTAGGCGAACAGGTTCTTTCTTGTCTCTAACAGGCTCTGCAAACTGAGTGAGAAGACGATTAACAGGTAAGTCAGCGATGGAATCAACAGTTTCTATCTGTTTAGCTCTGTTATTAGCCATTACCTTTATCTTGTCTTCGTAAGTCATACCTTCTGCAAAAGGTACAAGAGGAGAGTCTTCTACGTTAGTGATGATATTTCCATCTTCATCTTTTATTTTCCCTTGATCAGCCAATGTCTGAAAGTCAACTTTATTCATAAGTCTAGCGTTAGGGTTAAATCTTTTTTCATCTTCAACATACTTATCATAGTAAGTTTGAAAAGTTCGATACCCTATTGCATTGTTTATGTCTGTACGTAGTTGGTCAGGTCTATCGGTAGCACCACTAAAGAACCTTCTGTCAAGGCTCATGGCATCACTGCCATCTATCTTTATATCTTCTAAAAAATTAGCAGGCTTTGTCTCGTCTTCTTTTTCTACAATGCCACTTTGAATTTCTTGAACAGTTGCCATTAATACGACTTCCTTACTTTTTTATTAGATTGTTGATTAGGTTGTTGATTAAGTGTAGTATTTACATCATTTCCTGTTGGATCTATATTTTGTGATTTTTCCTTTTTAAATGTGTAACCTTCTTGTTTGTTAACACCTTCAGTATCTCCTATTAAAGAGCGACCTCTATCGTTTTGATCTTTAATTGCACTAATTATTGCCCCTAATTCTCCTCTGTAAGCGTCTAGCATAACGAGAGCAGCTCCTGCATCCGCCACATCTCCTCTAGCAATCATTTCAAATATTACTTTTTCTTTTTCCGCTAATTCGGCAACTTGCATAGCGACTATTTTTAAAGCTTGAGGGTTTTCGTTTAAACTTTGTTGTAACGCTTGGGCAGATAACCTTACGTCACCGTCAGATAATCTTACTGTAGTTCCACCTGCAGTTAGACCCCCGCCTGCATCTTGTGCCATAGTTGCAATATCAAATACCATAAGAGTTGTCGTGTACTTTAATAAAGCATCGTTTGCTATTTGATCTTTTGTTTTTATTCCTCTGCTAGCTTGTTCCGCAGTTACAGTATCAGGTGCATTAGCAATATCGTTGCTTAAATTATTTATAGTATTGCTTAATTCTTCTGCTGTTTGTCCGAATTCATTGTTTCCACCTTTGTATCCTGTCATTCTTTTGAGTAAACTTTTTGCCTGCTCATAAAAACCCGTTGCTCCTGACTGAATACGTGCGGCATAACCAGTTCCTGCTCCTGCATCTACAAGTGATATAACTTCATTTGCTCTGGTAAATCTTTGCCCTGATTGTTGAGCTTTAGATAATGAGTTTATAATCATCTTACCTTTGTCAGGACCAAATACTCTAGTTAAAAACGCTTCTTTGTTAGATGCGACTTGTTGGTTATTTACTTGTCTGAGGGGAGGATTCGCTTTTCTAGGTAATGAATTCTTAATTATTCTATGAAAAATTTCAGGATCATTTACTAAAGTTTCTCCTAACTCTGGCATTTCTTCTCTGAGAGCATTTCGTATAGTTTGCCCAACTTCAGGAGTTAAATTACTTATTTGACTAGGTTCTAATCTAGAATCGATAGCTTTTTTTGCTATGCCTATAGCTTTTATAAGGTCACTACCTGTGTATGCAGGACCTCCTGAACCAAATCTTTGTTGGTGTTGTATTTTTTGTTCTTCCATAAATTTTTGTTGGTTACGCATCCAATCAATTACTTCTTTATTAGACCCCGTCCTTAATATAGATCTTTGAGCAATCATAATATCTTCTTTTTTAAAAAGACCTCGTTCATCTGCCCCGTAGAATCCGGGAATAGACATAGTTACCATGCCATTAGATTCTTTTATTTGAGCCTTTGAATCAAGGAAAGCATTTGGATTTGTACCCTTAATATATTCTTCTAAATATGTCTTATCCTTTTGAATCTGTTGAGCGAGTACATTTGCAAGATCAGGATTAGATAGTATAGCTTTATAATATATAGGATTATATACTACTTCTACATCTTGTCCTTCCACCTTACCATCTTTAACTGTGGACATACCTGCATAGTTCATAATAATATCACTTAATAAATTTTGATATCCTTGATCAGTTAGTTCTCTTTTTAATTTTGGTAGATTTTTTATTTGTTCAGCATATATACCTGTTGCCGTTGTGTATTTTGATTTTACGTCTGGTAAACTGGCATACCCATCAGGCATGAAAATATTAAACTTACCTAAGTTAGGATTTTTATATTCGTATTGACCTAAGAATTTCTTTTTGTTTTCACTTTTTGCCTTTTCAAGTTCTACGCTAGTTGTTAACTCCATTTCTTTGAGTCTTTTTTGAAAACCAAACTGTCTTTCTTCTTTCTTTTTTTGCCTTTCTTCTTCTACCTTCTGTTGCTCTAGGTACGCAACATTAGCATTGTATTGTTGAGCTGCACCTTTTACAAAGTTCTTAAAGAAACCACCTGCACTAAGCCTTGCCATTATCTATGTCCCCTTCTATAACTTCTTCTGGAGCTATTGCTATAAATCCCCTTACTGTAGTAGGTTCAGGTTCTTCATCAATCTCATCCGCTTTTGATTGGATAAACTTGTACAGATCAGGATTTCTGTCCTTCATCACTGCAAGCATGTCATCATCACTCATACCCTCATCCATTTGGTACAAACCATCTCTTGTATTGTACACTTTTACAGGTATCTCTTCCTCTGCTGCTACCCCCATGAGGTAAGCTGCAAGAGGTCCTTTGATTATCTCTGCAACATCAGGAGTAAACTGTCCTTGACTAAAGCCACCAACTGCAATTGTGTTGACTATTTCTTGAATAGATACACCTGCAATCATAAGCTTTTCCATTTGGGTACGAACTTCGGGAGCTTCTAACCTATCAATTACAGCATCAACTGCTTTATCAGGGGTAGCATGTACAGGAGGTTTTTCCCATGCCCATTTACCTTTAGGTTCAGTCAAAGACCACCCCGGAGGGGCTTTGTTAAAACGGTTTGCTCTAAAGTCTTCTCTTGTAGGGGGACGCTTTATTTGTTTCATGTTTATTATCCATAGTATTTAGGAGCAAATGATGGTAGCTTAGTACGAGCAGCCACGCTAGGCATCTTAGCACCCTGTAGCTTTATAGTTGCACCACTTGAAC